AAACAAGGAGAGCAAAGAGCACCAAATAGTCCATATTCCTATAAAACAAAAATGCCACCACCAAGTAAATTGGATAAATGGTCGGTCAGAAAAGGAATAGCGCCAAGAGATAGTAAAGGTAGGTTTTTATCAAGAAAAGGAATTAATTTTGCGATTGCTAAAAGTATTTTTCATCAAGGACTAAAACCCACAATGTTTTTTACCAAAGCATATAATAAATATTTTACCCCACAATTTGAATTGGATCTAATGTTAGCATATTCCAAAGATTTAGAAGAAAACTTACGATAGTTATGAGTGATACAACAATAAAATTAAGAAGTCCATATTACATAAAAACTTTGCCAACAGCCAATGCTCATTACGTTGCAATTGGTTTAAGATTTTGGCAAGGATCAGAAACAAACCCACCTGCCACTTATAATTACAATTTAACTAAATTTTGTGTAGACAACCAAGATTTTGTAATTTTTGAAATAAGTGCTTTAACAAGGGATTATCTCAAATTAACATTTAGTGGAACTTATACAGAGGATTATGCTATTTGGACAAGGTATGACTATACGATTTTTGATGTAAATGGAACTGCTCTTTATAGTTTAGGCGAAACCAAAATAGCATCAGACGGATATACTGAATTTCAAGACGGAATGAATTACCTACCTACAATGGAACATTTGTTAATGAGTAATAGATGTTTACAAATTCCCGTTAATGCTAAAACTTGTGTACCAATAAACGGATATAATACTAATTCTGTTAAATTTTACGACAATGGAATGTTGGTTGAAAATGTGGGAATAACTTTTAATGATACAAGTGCTCACGCAATTAAAGAAGTTTGTTATGGTGTTGATCAACAAGATTACTACACAAGAGTGGAAAACATTACGGGTGGATCAGTTATAAGAAATAGTTGCGTTGATGCTTTTTTCGATGCAATAGATTATGGTGCAGTAGACACAATTGTAGTGGAAAGTAATGATTTACTAACACAGACAACCATATCAGTTGAAAGGATATTAGAATGTAAATATGATGTATTTAAGTTAAGTTTTGTAAACAAATTTGGTGCTATACAAGACCTTTATATGTTTAAAAATAGCAAACAACAATTAAAAACTAAAGACACTACATTTCAAAGAAATTTATTGACCGAAAGTACTTTTAATTATGATACGACAGAACACCAAAAACGTACAATACTAAAACAAGGTAACAAATCAATCACTTTAAATAGTGGTTATGTAGGAGAATGTTTAAACCCTGCCTTTGAAGAATTATTTTTATCAGAACAAATTTGGTTAACTAATAATCAAGAGGAAATAAGTCCCGTATATTTGTCAGACAAATCTTTTAAATACAAAACTCATTTGAATGAGAAACTTATAAATTATGATTTAAATTTTGAGTTTGCTTATGATCAAATAAATAATATTAGATAAATGCAAGAACTTATCCTATACATAAAAGAGGGATTGAGTGCAGGAGATAAATTCATTAAAGTAGATTTATTCGATGATGAAATAGTAAACCTTACTGCAAAAATTCAAGATGTTAGAAATATAGAAAAAATATTTACTGACTTTACTAAACCTTTTACTTTACCTGCTTCAAAAAAAAATAATGAATTATTTAAGCATTGGTACAATCCCGATATTAATGGTTTTAACTCGAATTTTAAACCCGATGCGTTAATAGAACTCAATTATCAACCATTTAGGAAAGGTGTAATTAAACTAAATGATGTTAAACTTAAAAACGGAATACCCGAATTTTACAGCATTACTTTTACGGGAAGTACCGTCAATTTAAAAACATTTTTAAGAGAGGAACAACTTGATAACCTTGCTTGGTTAGATAATTTTAGTGTTACTTCAAGTTTTACGGGAACACTTTCAGCCTTGAAACAAGGAATTTCATTTGTAATAGACGGAGTAAATTATGATCAAGCTATTTGTATTCCTTTAGTTAGTCATACTCAAAGATTTATTTTTAATAATACACAATATTTAGACAACCCTGCAAATATAGCTTGGAATAGTATTGGAGTAGATCCAACCATAGATAGTAGAGGTGTTTTTCCCGAAGATGTAAAATACGCAATTAAAGTACCCTTTATTATAAAGGCAATAGAAGAAAGGTATAACATTGCAAATGGTTTTAGAAAAAACATAGTATTTAGCACCGATTTTTTCAGTTCAACTAATCCCGTAATAGAAGATTTGTATTTATGGTGTCATAGAAGAAAAGGAAAAGCAATTGGACCGGGTAGGAGAGAATTGACGGGTTTCCCCGAAAATTGTACCTCTCTAATTGGTGGCTCTTGTGCTGAAATTCAAAACCCAACGGGACAATGGCAGAATGGTAATTGGAGTTATGTAACGGGTAATTTGTTTTGGTCTCCTTTACAAAATACAGAAGAAGTAATTTTTAGTGTTACAATAATACCAGGTGGTAATTTCACTAACACCAATTATAATTTAAGTATAGTAGAGGATTTTAGTCAATTGACAGTCTTATCTGAAGTTCAAAATGTTCAAGGCACTCAAACTATAAGTGTTAAGTATGCTAATTTTGGTACTGCGGATTATACTTTTAATATATTTGATGCTTTTAGTCTTTATGGGGTTTGTAGTTCATTGAATGACTTTGAGTTTCAACAAATAATTGGTATACAATGGCAAAAAGAGGATCAATTTGGTGTTACAAGGAATTATAATTCAAATTTTACCTCTATACAAACAAATATAGATTTATTAGCTGATTTTGTACCTACTCAACAAGTGCCAAAAATTAAGGTTATAGATTTTCTTACGGGATTATTTAAAATGTTTAATTTGACTGCTTATGTTGATGACATTACAGACGAGATAGTGGTATTACCATTAGATGAATTTTATGCGTCAAGCACTCAAACATTTGATCTAACAGATTTAGTTAATTCAAGTGATCACCAAGTTAATGAAGCATTACCTTTTACAGATATTGAGTTTAAATACAAACCAAGTAAATCAATATTAGCGACTGAATTTGGCGAGATAAACAACCGAAAATATGGTCATTTAAAATATTCAGCAACAGCAACAAAGGAACAAAAATACAATATAGAATTACCTTTTGAAAATATGCTATTTGAGAGATTAAGTGGTGCATCAACGGGTGGTTTTACTAACATACAGCACGGAAGTTATATTACAGATGACCTTGATCCTGCTTTTGGATCGCCTTTGCTATTTTACGTTCATAAAGAGGATATCACTAATAATAAAATAAATTTTGTAAATACCTTCCGACCACCCGAAGGGGATCCAATTGTACCCGGTACTCAATATTCTTTAAGTACTGTTATGATGCCAAGTAATGCAAATGAAATGGGAACAAATGCAGTAGCGCCACCATTTAACATTAATTTTGGATCAGAGGTTAATAGTTTTACTTTTACAGATTATAATGGTGTAAATAACAGCTTATTCCAAAAGTTTTATATCAATTATATTAGATCAGTATTTGATCCAAGAAATAGGTTATTTAAATTCAAAGCACAATTACCACTTAAATTTCTTTTAAAATTTGGTTTAATGGACAAAGTGTTAGTTCGTGATCGAGAATACCATATAAATTCTATAAATGCTAATTTACAAACGGGACAAGCATCTATTGAACTTATAAACCTTTTTGATTTAGATATTAATAATGCAATACCCGTAACGACCACAACTACAACCACAACCACGACAACCACAACAACTACGACAAGTACAACTACAACTACTTTACCACCTACTTTTAATTATAGGATAATAGAGTTAGATGCGAATTGTAACCAAACGGGTGATCCAATACCTTTACAAAGTAATAGTGAATTAACGATTGGTCAAATAGTTTCATTAAACGAAATTGGTGGTTGTTGGGAAGTTTTACAGCCAACGGGTGCACAAGGTCAAGTAACGATAGCACAAGAATTTGTTGATTGTGTAACTTGTCAAGGAAGTGTAACGACCACTACTACAACAGAGCCACCAAAATACTATTATATTGCAGATGATTGTATAGAAAAAATAAATTACATTGTTTGGTCTTATACACCAAGTCAAATTGGCGAAATAATATCTTTCGATTTTAATGGTGTAGAAATATGTGCTACAATTGTTGGAATTGCTACGGGACAACCAACCCCTAATTATTATTTTGATACTTCGGGTTATGCAGATTGTAATGATTGTTTAGGAATAACCACTACAACTATACCACCAACAACTACAATTTGTATTAGTGGATCAGTGGACGGGTTTGTTTTTTGGAATTCATCAGAAAGATTTGATAATGGATCTTTTATTTTATATCCTAATAAATTTGCTGTTATGACAATCGATATTGGTGTTGGAGATGAAAGTCCGAGTTGTAACATTGCTTATGGTAATTTTGGATTAACAATTGGTGCTCAAACTGCTTTAGTTTTAAACCACAACGATCCCACACAATTTCCCGTACCACAAGCTACAAATGGTTTTGCAGCAAGTTGGGGTGCAAACTATTCAAATGGGGGTTACAAAGAATATGTTTACTATTTAGCAGGAAACCCATTAGGTGGCGCTAATAAAACTTATAATTGGCAATTAAATTTAGATCAAAACCCTACGGGTTGCGACGAATATAATGGAAACGCATCAATGAGTGTTATTTGTTACGATTATCCTAATGTAATAAATTCTAACGCAGATTTCTTTGATGTGACCACTCAATTTCAAACAGAAACAAGATCATTTCAACTAATTTCGGGAACTCAATTTTGTAAGTTAAGGTTAGAAAGTGTTGGGGTTATAGTAGGTGCAACGGGTTTTAGTTGGGCACAATTAACTTATACTTTACTTAAAGACGGAGTTTTGTATCAAGACGGATCATTTGAAGTGGACGGACCATATGGTGGTTTTGGGTCAGTAGATGTAAAAGAATTAGACATAATTTTAGACGGATATGCAGATGAAGGAATTTACACCATTACAATTGAGTTAGAAATGACTACACACCCACAAAACCCACCACCTTATGCAACGGGAAGTTTTGAATTATTTACACCTGCACCAACTTTAATTTAATATGATATATTTAAGCGCTCAACCCGATAGTTTATACTTTGCTTGGCAAGTAGAGGTAATGTTGGAAAATTTTATTGAAAAAAAAATTGATCAAGAAAAAATACATATTGTAGTAGGATATAAAGGAAATGGTATAAGTAGAGAGTTTTTTAAATTAAAAGAAAAATATAAAAATGTAAATTTTGGTTTTATAAAGGATATTAGACCAAAAACTAATTACATTTCTTCTATACGACCATTTATATTAATGAAATATTTCCAAAAGAATTGGCAATTAAAATTTAAAACTATTTTTTATCACGATTGCGATATTTTGTTTACAAGGAAACCCGAATTAAATATTTTTAAAAAAGATGAGATTTGGTATCAATCAAATACTAACGATTATTTAAATTACAAATATGTTAAATCTAAAGGCGATGATGTCTTACAAAAAATGTTAGAGGTTGCAGACATAGAGGAAAATTTATTTAAGAAAAATATGTATAACTCGGGAGGTGCTCAAACAATTATGAAGAATGTAGATTGGGTTTTTTGGCAAAAGGTTTATATTTTAAGTGAAAAACTATTTACTCAATTGACTGAATTAAACAAACAAAAATTAAAAGACGATCCAAAACACCATACACTACAAATATGGTGTGCAGATATGTGGGCGCTTTTATTTACTGCTTGGAAATTAGGTCATCAAACTAAAACAGACAAAATATTAGATTTTACTTGGGCAACTTGTCCAATTACTAAATGGCACAAAAATTTAATTTATCACAATGCAGGAGTAACCCGATCAAATAAAAATTTATTTATGAAGCAAGATTTTACAAATAAACTGCCATATTTCGTTAATATAGATATAGACAGAAAGAAATCTAATTCCAAATATTACGATTTAGTGAAAACTATGGGTAAAAAAACTTGTTTAAAATGATTGGAGATATTATTAGTGCTTTAAAATTTGATTTTAAAAGTGAAAGTGAATACGTTGCAATAGCAAGAGGAAAAAATAAACTACCAACCACAATAAAAGAGGGTTATAAAGAATTGAAAGAATTATGGCAATTGAAAAAACAATAAATGTAGACCTCAATTTAGGCGATGCACAAAAGCAACTTGAATTTTTAAATAAAGAATTACAAGAAGCAAAAGACCTTACAGATGATTGGGAAAAGGAATTGTTTGATTTAGAAAAACAACTTAAAGCAGTTCCTAAGAATAACCTTGCAGAACAGAAAAAACTTCGTGATGAAATTGCCAAACAAAAGGAACTTATTAAAGAACAAAAATTTGCAGTTAAAGACCTTACTAAAGCAAGAGGTAAAGCAAATGAAGTAGTTAAAAATGCAACTAAAGGGCAAGCAGATTATTCTGCACAAACTAAAATTGCTGACAAAGCAACGGGTGGTTTATTTAGTCAAGTAGGTGGTTTGGTTAAAACACTAAAAGGTGCTACAAAAGGTTTCAATTTATTAAAAATTGCAATTATTGGTAGTGGTATTGGTGCATTGGCAATTGGTATTTTAGCAGTAGTACAAGCATTTAAGCGATCAGAAGAAGGACAAAAGAAATTTAAAAAGATTATGGCAACAATTGGTGCTGTGGTTGATCAAGTTTTAGATGTGTTCGCAAGTTTAGGAGAAACAATTATAAGTGCTTTCGAAAACCCACAAGAAGCATTTAAAAATTTCAAAACAGCGCTTAAAGAAAATATTACAAATAGAATAACTTCATTAATAGACACTTTTGGTTTTTTAGGTAAAGCAATAAAAAAGGTATTTAGTGGAGATTTTAGTGGTGCATTAGATGAAGCAAAAAATGCAGGTAGTTCTTTCGTTGATAGTATGACGGGGGTTAAGGACACCATTAACAAAACAAAAACTGCAGTTGTAGAATTTGCAAAAGAAACTGCAAAGGAAGCCAAACAAGCAGGGGATATAGCAGACAGACGAGCAAAGGCAGAAATAATACAAAGAAAATTACTTGTTGATCGGGCAAAAGCAAATCGAGAAATAGCAAAATTAAGAGAACAAGCAGAGGATCGGGAAAAGTTTAGTGCAGAGGAAAGAATTGAATTTATAAAAAAAGCAGCCAAACTTGATGATGAAATAACTGCCAAAGAAATTGCAAGAGTAAAATTATTGCGTGATGCGAAAAAAGAAGAAAATGCGTTAGGTAAATCAACGACAGAGGACAAACTTGCACTTGCACAACTTGAAGCAGAGCTCATAGGATTAGAAACTCAAAGGTTTTC